TAACGATAAAATAATAATGCAAAATGCCATTACCTAGCCCCAACAAAGACGAGAGAGCATCTTCGTTTATACAACGTTGTGTACGAGATTCAATTACAATAAGCGAATTTCCGGATATAAAGCAAAGGGTTGCCATATGTCAACAACAATACAATAATAAATGAAAGAACTAGCTACAGTAAACACAGTCAATTTAACAGCATTTCTAACAGGATTTGCAGTACATAGTATAGAACCCGCACTTACTATTTTAGCATTGATATCAGCAATAACTTATAACGTTGTTAAAATAATTAAAGAAACTAAGAAGTAACATTCTTATGTCTTACGTTGATACGAGGTTGATACTTCATTATATACGTTTTTTCTAGCTGTTTACCCGCATCCCTATCATCAGCGAATTCTAATATTTCAAATGTTAGTTTATCTCTGTCTAATCTACCATCTGCTATTGCTTGCGATACAGATGAATTATTAATTACACCACCAAATTTATTTACTGATAAGTGACATGCTCTACGTTTATAGGGTACTTTAGAATATCCAATATAAACTATCTCATCATCTTCTTTAATACAGTAAACAGCAGGAGGTATTGAATTATTTAGTATAGTATTTAATTCATGTTGATGTTCTTGATTTTCAACATTATATTTTTTATAATAATCTTTTCTACGTTGTGTATTTACTACATTCCACTCGCGTCTTTTAGCTTTATATTTTCTATAGTATTCAAAATTATATTTTTTTCTTTCTTCTTTATTCATTGTAATTGTTTTTGTTTTATATTCCGCCCAATTTTTGAGCGATCATAAATATTGGGAAGAAAGGAAAACCGCAAGGAATTTTGAGGGACTAACCTATATCGTATTTATATGTAGAATTATTCTACGAATAATTAAATTTTAATCTTTAAAAAAATAAGAAAATCATGACTAAAGATGAACTTAGAGAACTAGCTAAACAAACATTTGGCCTAGTTGAACCTCAAAATTCTGAAGTAGTTCAAGAAAATTTTGCTACCGCTACACTAGAAGACGGAACAAAAATTACTAATGACAAAGGCAGCGAGTTCGCTGTTGGAGACAAAGTATTTGTTGAAGTCGATGGTGAAAAAAAGCCGGCGCCTGAAGGAGATCACATTACCAAGTCTGGTATGTCAATTACTTTAGATGCTGAAAGCATGATCACTGGAATGAAAAGACCAGATGAGGCAGGCGAAGGAAGTGAAGGATTAGCTGAGGAAGAAGAAGATATGAAATCAGTAACCGAAGAAATGGCTGCTGAAGAAGTAAAATCTGAAGACAAAGTTGAAGAAACTACTGAAAAATTTGAAGAAAAAGTAATCGAGGAAGAAATTAATATGGCTTCTCTTGAGGACATCATCGAGGTAATCGGTGAAGTGGTAGAAGAAAAGATGAAAAAAATGGATGAGAGAATGAAAAACATCGAAGAAAAGATGTCATCATTCGCATCTGCACCTGCTGAAGAATCAGTAGTAGCATCTAACTTTTCAAAAGCAAAATCTAACAACGACGAAAAACCACTTAATGATAAAAGATATTTCGCTATGTTAGAAAAATTAAATACAATAACCAAAAAATAATTTAAATTATGAGCTTAAATGTATCAGCGTTAAATGACTTTAACAACGAAACTGCTGGAAGAATTGTGCTTGACACAGTATATAAAGGTAACACTACCGAGTATGTACAGGTGCAGGAAGGAATTAAATTTCAAGAGCCACTTAACTTAGTATCTGTAGATCCTTATTTCCAAGGTGGAAACAGTGTTACTAATGCTTCAGGTTCAGCAGTATTTACACAAAGAAACATAACAGTTACTAAGAGAACTGCTTATGATTCATGGAATCTACAAGACTTAACACACAAATACTTAGGTATTACTGCGTTACCTCCAGGTTCTTATGAAGAAACAATGACTATTCTAAACGATCTAACAACTGAGTTAGTTCAAAAAGCACAACAATCAAATGATGACTTTATCTGGAACGCAAGTTCAGGATCTCAGTTTGCAGGTTCAACTGTAACTCCATTTAACGATGGATTCAAAACGATTTGTAGTGGTTCAACTACAGGAGTTAATGTAGCAACAGGTATTGGTGCAAACGTAATTACAGGATCAACTGCTTACGACCAAATTACTACAATGCTAGAATCAGTAGACGTAAATGTCTTAGATGATTCATCATTAACTGTATGGTGTGGAACATCTGTTTTCCAAAGAATAGTAAACGGATTAACAACTCAAAACTTATTCCACTTTGATCCTACAACTGTATCTCAAAGAGGTGGTTTCTATGAAGTGCCACTACCAGGATATCCAAATATTAAAATATTAGGAACATACGGATTAAGATCAAGTGAAAGAGTAATTGTCGGACCATCAACAGATATGTTTGTAGGAACTGATTTAGTATCAGATACAACAAATTATCAATTATGGTATGATATAAATTCAGATACTCTGAAATATAGATTAAGAAACAAGTTAGGAACACAAATAGGCCACCCGGAATATTTTGTATCTAACGACCAAGCATAAGTTTAACAATTAATACCAGATAAAAATTATGGCATGTGAAATAACAGCAGGATTTACGCTCGACTGTAGAGATAACGCAGGAGGAGTAAAAAACATTTATATTCTATCTGGTTCAATTGTCGGAACCACTGGTGCAACTAATGGTTTGTTAACAGCAATTTCAGGTTCAGGAGAATTCTTCAAATTTGAATTGACAAAACAAACAGGTGATTTTACAGAAACTATTACTCCAAGTGAGGCAAATGGTACTGTATTTTATGACCAAGCAATTAATGCACCATTTCACAAGATGCAGTCATCTACAAGAAACCAAGTTAAAGTTTTAGCGCAAAACCCAGACTTAAAAATAATTGTAGAAACAAATAACGGAATTGAAGATTCAGTAGGGAAATTTTTCCTAGCTGGTCAATTTAACGGTATGACAATGACTGGTGGTTCAGGAGCAACTGGAACAGCTTTTGGTGATATGAATGGCTACTCTTTAACATTCGGTGGACAGGAACCTTTTCCTGCTAGCGAAGTTTCAGGTAGTGATCTAAGCGCAGTTATGACAGGTATATCTGTTTCATAACTAATTTTGATATAAGGGTTGTTTTTAGGGACAACCCTTTTATTAAATAAATTAAAATAAAAGAATGATACAACTACAATACGGGACAACTAGTAGCTTAGAGAATGTTGCATTTTGGTCTAACCAGTATTTCACTGGTAGTACCTTATTATTCTCATTAACATCCTCATTTGCAGGACCTGAAAGCAGTCCAACAGTATATGTAGTACAAAATAATACAAATTTAACCGAAAATAATGGTTGGATTTTATTTAATGTTAGTGGATCAGATGTACCACCTAATAGTGGACACTATACTGCTAATATTTATAACAGAGTAACAGGTAGTGCAGTTGTTTGGGAGACAGCAACTGATATATGGAATACTATTCAGCAACAATGGGATGAGTATTCAGCTGCCGAATCAGCAGGTGGTTTATTAGCTACCGAGAGAGTTTTTGTCACAGGAAGTGACTGGGATGAACAATACAAATATCAAAATAACGAGTTAGCATTTTATAACGTTTACAATGGCTAAATTAAATTTTACAAGTATAAAAAGGGATTCATACAAGCTAAAAGCTAGTAATGAAAAAAAAGATAAACAATTCATCAAATATGGTGAGGATAATCAATTCCCAGATTATCTAATTTCTCTATTTAATCATTCATCAACACACGCAGCGTGTGTAAATGCAGTAGTAGAAGCAGTAAGAGGTGAAGGATTAGTAACTGAAAATGAAGCAATACTAGATAGAGCAAATCGCATGGGAGAATCATGGAATGATTTATATAGCAAAATTGCTTTAGATTATAAATTATTCGGTGGTTTTGCTTTAGAAGTTATATGGTCAAGAGATAAAACTACAATAGCAGAAGTTTATCATATTGATTTTTCATATATAAGAGCAAAAAAGAAAGATAATAGGGGCAATTGTCCAGGTTATTTTATATCAAATGATTGGAAAAAGAACTACAATTATAGTAATAAAGTCAATTTAAACGATGTACCTTACTTACCGATATTCGATCCCAGAAATAAGATGTATGAAGGTAGACAAATATATGTCCATCAACCATATTCTCCAGGTAAAGAATACTATCCACTACCTGATTATGTTGGTGCTACTAAAGTAATTGATTTAGACCAAGAAGTAGACAATTTCCACATTAATAATATAACTAATGGACTAACACCAAGTCTTGCAATTACTACATATACTAATGCTACCGATGATGAGCGAGAAGCAATAGAAAGAATGTTGAGAGAGCAATATGCAGGCACCAACAATGCTGGTAACTTAATCTATATGGATGTTCCAGCACCGGATGTCGCCCCTACGATTACGCCTATTCCACAAAATGGTGCAGATACTTATTATACAACTATTAACGATATGGTTGTTCAAAAAATATTATCAGCACATAGAATTACTTCACCTGCTTTATTAGGTATTAAGGAAAACACTGGATTAGGTAATAATGCTGATGAAATTCAAACAGCATATAGGTTATTTTTAAACACCGTAGTTACACCGTATCAACAAAACATTCTTAGTGTATTAGAATATTTATTAGGGATACAACAACAAGACAAAGTAACAGTTGGTGTGATACAAAAAGATCCATTATATGAAGGATCATTTGGAGAAAGAGAAGTTGTAACGTCACAAGAAGCGGACGTTGAAGACATTGAAGAAATTCAAGAACAAGTAGACGAAATAAACGAATCAACAGAATAAAAATGACAGATACATTATTATTATCTTGGACAAAATTAAAACAATACAGTGATATTAACGATTCAGTTGATCCATCTTTATTAAAAAATAATATTAGAGTTAGTCAAGATATAGAATTACAAAGAGTTATAGGGACAGTATTATATGAAAAACTACTTACTCTAGTAGAAACTAAAACGATAGATGATGCTGCAAATGCTAATTATAAAAAATTATTGGATGATTATATACAGCCAATGTTACTTTATGCTGCATACTATGAGACATTAGAGTCAATTTTTATTCGCCCTAGAAATAACGGATTATTAACACCACAAGGAGGAGAGAATAGCAATTCTGTAGATAGACAGGTGTATGATATGAAAAGACAAAGCGTAAGAAACAGAATGGAATTCTACGCAGATAAATTAACACGATACATAACTGAAGAAGAACAAGAGTTTCCTGAATTAACAGCAAATACATTGTTATATCAACAGGTAGCAGATTATGGTTCACAATATTTTGCCCCGATAGTATTCCAATCAAGGGTTAGAGCAAGATATTTAAATCTAGCAAGGAGAGCAGGGTTACCAATTGTAGATTCAGCATTTAGTCAATACCCACCACCAAAAATTAGAAGATAACAATGGCAACTAATATAAGTAATTTACCAATATCATCCTCGTTTCAAGACTTAGTAATTGAAAGTGGATCAATACTACAAAATGCGACAGGTAGTGTAATTAATAATTTAACAATTACCTCATCATTTGCTATAACAGCATCTCATGCAACAAATGTACCAGCAACATCATCAGTTGCTTTAAGGGCAGTTTCAGCATCGATGGCAGATAGTGCATCATATGCAGTATCAGCATCAGTTGAAATAACAAAAGAAGTATCTTCATCATTTGCTGATGTAGCAGGATTTACAAGATTTGTAAGTGGTACAGGAGTAATAGGACCAGTTGCTAGTGCTTCATTAGCTGAAACAGCATCATTTTTAAATGGAACTGTAGTAAGTTCTTCATTTGCAGAAAGTGCTTCAGTCGCTACTCTTGCACAAACAGCAAGCAACGCAATAAACGCAATTACAGCATCACACGCATTAAATGTTCCTGCAACTGCATCGTTTGCAGTATCAGCATCATTCGCAACACAAGCTGGAACTTCAAGATTAGCTGATAGTGCATCAGTAGCAGCAAGAGCAACAACATTAAGTGCAAATGCAACAGCATCATATGCTGATACAGCATCAATTGCTAGAACAACAGTTAGTGCTTCAAATGCAGCTTCAGCAAGTAGAATTAATATTATAGAAAGAACTGATAATTTTAATTTTGGTCTTTTAATGGGAGTTGCAGGTAATCCAGAAATAGTTGGAGTACCTCCAATAAGTAAATTAAGATATAACCCATCTACAAATGTATTAAAGGATACAACATTTTCTGGTTCATTCCAAGGTAATTTAGCTGGAACAGCATCGTTTGCAGTAAGTGCATCTCATACAACAGATAGCTCATCATTTGCAACAAGTGCTTCATACGCAGTAACAGCATCACAAGCAGACAATATTAGAGGTGGAATTAATGTATCATTTAATAGTGGTTCATTTAATAATTTAACCGCAGTATCAGCATCAGTAGGGCATTTAAGAACAGTAACTGGTTCAGCCGTAATAATTGGTGATGAATTTATATTATTAAACGCAGATACACCAACAGCAAGATACGCAGGTATAAAAGTATATGATTCAGGTTCAGGAGTAACAGCATCTTTAGAATGGGATGGTAATACAGATAACTGGATATTACAAGAAGAAAGTGGAAATACAGCTGTAATAATTACAGGTCCAACAGGAAGTAGAGCATCAGAAGTATCGCCGGGTGTAAATAAAATACAAAAAGGTGGAGGACACCATACAATAATTGATTCTAGTATAACAGATACTGGAACAGCAGTTACCATAGGAAATACAACAACATTTAGTAATGGAGCAAGCGGTTCATTTAGTGGATCATTCCAAGGTGAAGTAATAGCAACAGCATCAAACGCATTATTTGCTGTAAGTGCTTCTCATGCAGAATCAGCATCAGTATCAATAAGTTCTTCATTAGCTAGCCATGCAATATCAGCAGATTCAGCATCAAGAGCATTAAGAGCAACATCATCATCATTCGCTGATTTAGCAGGATCTATTAGAGGAGGATTAACAGCATCATTTGCTGATAATGCTACAAGTGCTTCATATGCATTAAGTGCATCATTTGCAACAAGTGCTTCTTCAGCAACAACAGCATCTCATGCAATGAGCATTCCAGGTGTTATTACAAATGATATAACATTTAATGGTAGCGTAAACGGCGCAGTAGGGGCATTATCAATTGCATCAAATACAGCATCAATGGATTTATCGGCAGGTAATTTCTTCACGTTAGCAATGCCAGCAGGTGGAGCAGTGCATCTTAATCCTACAAACATACAAGCTGGACAAACAGTTAACTTAAAAGTAACACAAAACGCATCAGCTGCAACATTGAATTTCAATAATTTAGTTAGATTTGAATCTGGTAGTGAATTTACAGTATCAACAGGATCAGGAAATTGTGATATGATTTCATTTGTAACATTTGATACATCAAATCTATACGGAGCAGGTATTAACCATTTAATTGGGTATTAATGTATACACCAACCTCGGTATTTAAAAATAAACCAAAAGCAGCAGCAGGACCACCAGCGGCATCAAATTTAATTGATGATGTAGGAGTAGATGCAGTAATTGCTGTTGGATTAAGAAAATTAAGAGCTGGTTATACTGGTGATTGTATTCAAGTAAGAAGAGCAAGTGATTCAGCAACTCAAGATATTGGATTTGTTGGTGAAGATGTAGATACAACAGCAATAGCTTCATTTTGTACTGGAACAAATGGATATGTTCATACATGGTATGATCAAAGTGGTAATGGGTTTGATCTTAT